TGCCGCTCCTAAGCCAGCACCCCCTACAAAAGCACCTTTAACTCCTTTGGTAAAAGGTAGTAGAATAGAGGGATCAGTAATATCCCCGGCTATTCCACCTAGTGTAGCACCTATGTTGCTTTCATCTGGAGTAAAATCATATCCGTACTCTTCTAAGAGAAGACGTTCCTTTGCCCTGTACAGCATTTCCCTTCTTTCGGCAGGAGTAGCTTTATCAAAACCTTCGCCATAGTTTTCATTTACATCTCCATCCAGCCAGAAATCATAGCCAGTTGCTATAGTAGCTGCGTCCAAAGCATAGCCCATCAGACCATCGCTTTTATCATAGTGGTACTTAAACTGCTCCCATGTAGAGCCGGACCTGTCCTTGACAATTCCCTTGTCTTCGATGTACCTATCTCCGGGTTCAGCGCCTTCCTCCTGCATCCAAGGGTTTACAGCGATATCCTCAGCAGTCAGGGACAAGCCTACTGGAGAAGGCTCCTGATCCTCAGAAAACTTTCGGATAAGATTTCCTTCTTCGTCTATCTCATCTCCCGGCTGAACACGATACTCCTGATACTGAGTAGTGTTTCTTATGTCTTCTAGGGTAATTACATAATTAGCCATATTTGATTACCTTGATTATGGTTTTGGCATCGGGCTGTTTATCCCACCCGTAGAAGTGCTAAAGGAACCTTGAGGCATTGCTGCTGGTCGAGCCGCTCCAATAGTAGGTGGCTTACTTAAAGTTCTTCCCCCGCCTGTTCTTGCAGCGGGAGCCTGAGAAGACCCAAGAACTATCTTAAGAAGTTCTAGTGTTGATTTACTTTTGTAAGCTTTTTGAGTTCTGAGTTTTGCCATTGCTTCGACAACAGCTCGAATGTTTTCTTCATTAGGTTTCCCAAATGTTGACCCAGCGTTGTCTTTAAATCTTGAATCAAATGCCTTTGTAATATCTGGGTTATCTGTTATGTATTTTTTCACGGCTTTTTTTTCGGATTCACGAAGCTCACTGTACTTGTCCCCACCTGTACCCATCAGTTCAATCTGCTTTTCTAACTTTTTATTCTGCAGCTCTAACTGTTTTTTTCTAAGAGGCCTCGTTTCTGCTTCAGCTTCAGCTTTCTTTCGTTCCAGTTCGGCTGTTGCAGCAGCCCTTGCATCTGATTTCTTACGAAGATCAAGTCCTTGTTCTTGAATAACAAGTCCTCTTTCAGCCCTCTTTTCCGCTGTGTCAGCCCTTCTCATGGTTCCCATAGATGCTGCTTGCTGAAGAAACTCTTTAGCTTCATTCATATACCCACGTTTAACAAGCTCTGTGTATCCTAACTTTGCTTCTTCTTCTGTGATATTACCGTCAGCAGCAAAACCACTAAGAAGCTGCATCATTTCATCACGGTCTTTATCAAGCTTAACCGCAGCAGCCATGCGAGGATCAAGACGCCTACCTTCTCCGGTCAACAGTCCACCTATGCCACCAGCTACGTCTCCAACGCTCTCACGCATACCCTGAGTAGCCCTAGCAACCGCAGCAACCAGAGGGTCCATGCCAGCACCCGCTTGCCGAATACGATCCTGACGTTCTTTCTGAAGCAACAACTGTGTCATCCGTGCGTTGTTGCCACTGCCTGAAAATAAACCATTAGCCATTTGTATATTCCTTTAAGCTGTAACCGTGTGTTTTTTTAAACGAGAACCGAGAAGGTTGCACAGAGGAAGTCCAAAGTAAAGCAGGGCTTTTCCTATCTTGCTTCCTTTTCCGTAACCAACCCTATAAGCCATTTCTTTTGCTACCTGAGTAACAACTGGTTTAATAGCCTTAGCAGCCCACTTATGCTTTCTGATGTACAAAGCAGTAGGAACCCCCCAAGACCAGTAACCTTCACGGGTAACCGAAGGAAGAGTCTTTCCGTACTCACCGTCGTACTTCCAAAGTTCTTTATCTAACATCCCCATGTCTTTCAAGGCAGTGCAGATTACCTTACCGTCACCTCCACCGTCTCCACCGGAATCACCTTCGTCAACATCCTCACTAACGTCGAGTCCATCTGGAAGGTCTGCAACAGCAGAGTCCCAATCAGACATAGCTTCATCAGGGTCTGGCCCAGTTAGGCCGGAAGGGAGGTCCGCTACTTGAGCATCCCACCCCGCCGAACCGGGAGCATTTGCGCCGGGTGCGCCAACATCTCCCACGGTGCCGTGTACCCCTGCAATGTCGGCACGTTCTGCGTCGGTAAAATCGTAACCACTAAAACCAAAACCAGTTGCTACCGCATCTTCGAAACTCATATTTGCAAGTCCAAACATACCGCGAGATTGGTTAGCCTGAGTAATACTATCATATGCATTTGCCGCAGCAAGGCCAAGACTTACTGCCCTAGCAACTGGAGCAAAGGGGGTAAAAGAAAGAGCGTTCAGAGCAATTGTTCCTATCGTGCTGTTTAAGCCTGTCTGAACGTCTGACAAGGACAGGTCGTTTAGATCATAGTTAGAAAGCGACTCCACCTCGTTTGAAATGTTAGAAAACTCAGACTCAATATCGGTAGTGAAATCAGTTACTTCCTCTTCAATACCACTAACAATATCAGAGAAGCTGATATCAGGAACGTCAGGAGAGCTAATGTCAGACACGCTAATGTCAGACGTTACTCCAGTTGAACTTGGGTCTGTTAATCCAAAGTCCTCTATCCCATCCCCTCCAATATAAAACTTTGGTATTCCTGAAGGTACTTGAGAGTAGGCTGTAGGAGTTTGGTCAACCTGTTCAGCATACGCTAAGGAAGGTCTACTTTCAAAAAACTTGTTAGCTTCTGATCCAAATAACCCTGCGTCTCTATTGCTGTAGTAATTTGAAAGCCATAAGGGAAGCTGATAAGATTCTGAAGGAGCTTTAGTATAAGGATATTGGTACATTTAAAACCTTCTTATGTCTTAGGGGGTTGAGTGCCAAAGTTTTTAGTGATGTAATTACCAAGACCTGCTGCACCCAGACCAAACATTCCGGGGTATTGCCCCTGAGCTTTAGCCAGTAGTTCTTGAGATGATGCTTGAGATGCTAAACCAGCAGCCGCAGTTGTACCAATAGTACCACCGACACCACGGCCAACATTTGCTTGCTGTAGAGGTATATCAAGAAGTCCAACTGCCTGAGCAATGTCGCCACGTTCCCTACCAAGAAGAGTATCAATAAGCGCCTGTGCTTTTGTAAAGCCAGCTTCTCGTCTCTGCATCTGCTGATTAGATATAGCCGTCTCAAGAGCCTCTTGCTCAAGAGCGCCACCAGTAGAGCCGAGGCGTCCCTGAGCCAACAGCTTAGTCTCTAGCTCTGCTCTGCTACGATCCTGCTGCTGTTGGTAGAAAGGGTCTGACTGCTGAAAGAATAACTCACCTGCTGCAAAGGGGTCCATAGCTGCATAGCTAAAGCCCTGTTCTCCAAACATTCCACTGCGTTCCAAAGCACCAGCGTAGATATCTGAAAGCTGCGGAGAAAGCCCAAGAAAACCTGCTTTCTTTTCAGCATCGAAATCAGCTACACCACCTAAAGAACCTATTGTAAACGGAGTAGCTGCTTGAGTAGCTGCTGCTGCATTTTTTATTGCTGCGTCTGCTTGTGTCTGCGCTGCTTCTATACCTGCTTTTGCAGACTCTCTTGCTCCAAGAAAACTCAAGCCTCCGCCGATTATATCTCCTAAAAAACTCATTGTGTTTCTCTTTCTGCTAAATTAAATTACCGTGTTTTACCTTGCTTGGTAAACAGAGTTAAGTTGATAAGACTTGAGTACCGACCCTTAACCTCAAAGGTCATTTTAATACGTAAGGTTTTCCCTGTTCTAGCCAGAGATACTTTGTATTCTTTGGGACCGGACGATGGAGCATACTTAGCTACACCGTACAAAGAATTAGATGCCCCGTACAGGTAGAAAATAGAATCACTACTAAGAGCAAACGTCTTTGAAAATCTTGAGTCCTCTTCATAGTCCTTTGAGATTTCAATAGTAGCTGAGGAACCCTTACCGCCTGTAATTGTAAACAACCCAGACTTAAGAATTTTAGCAAAAACGGGATCATTGAAATCTGACCAAGGAGTTTCAAACAGCCAGTTATACTCGTAGTTTTCAGTTTCCCAACAAACAGCACCATCCCATGTATTTCCTGCAGCAACACAAACACCAGAACTTCCGTATGTACTGGTCGAGTCTACAAGGGCTGTATCATAGTATCCCTCATACTCTGCTACTGCATTAGAAATACCCATGTACATTTTACCGTCGATAGTAGTAACAGCACATAAAGGATTGTCGTGGAAAGTCCAAGTAGTTATTCGGGGAAATTCTTTCTTTCCTAAAGAAAAGTCAAACGTATATGCCTTATCCTGTTCAGGCATAAAGGTTACCATTAAACCTTCTTTTTGATAGTAAACACTTTTAACTGTAGACAAGTCTGCTGTAGCAAGAAGCCTAGTAAGATCATTACGAACTGTGGTAGATAGCCCTTCAATAGGAGCTTTACCGTCAGACTGTTGCACACGTTGTATCGACTGTACACCTTCGTAACTCATAAAGACTACATCAGCACCAATGTAAACAATGTTGTCTCTACCTGCAAGTCCTATGTCTCTAATGAGTTCTTCAAGAACCATTGTAGCAGGGTTAAGTGCGCCGCTGTAAATTGCAATGTTTTGTTTACCAAAGATAATCAACTTGTCTTCCAAAGAACCTAAGCCAATTATCTCGTCGTTACCCCAAACAGTTTTAAGATCGATAATACCTGCCGCACCTGTGTTTAAATCCTGACCAACAAGGTTATCAGAATAAAACAAAGTTCCCTTTGCTTCGGTAACACCTCCGTAAAATATACGACCAAACTCACCAAGAGCGCAGTTAGGATCAAAGGTAGTTATAGATGCAGGAGCATGATAACCAGCTAGATCATCAATGTCGTACCAATCAGTTCCGTCAAAGTTAATAACTTTGTGACCTGATTGAACACCCCAAAACTCATCGTTAAAGTTTAACCACTGCCAGTTACTGTCGCTAATAGTCTGAGGAGTTCCTGAGAAACTTTGAGTAGTCAAAGAGTCAGGTACTGTTGTAAAATCTACTTTAACAATCGTAGCTCCGCTTCCTGCGTAGTACTCTCTAGTACGATCAGGCTTAACGTATTCTCCTATAGACTTTACAGAACTAGCTACAGGTTTTGATATTTGTTGTATGCCTTTTCTTGGACCCATACGGCCTTCAAGATCATAAACAACGTTCTCAGCTTGAGTTAAAAATTCAGGTCCAAGTGTTGAACTCTGTGCTTGAGTGTTAAGTCCTCTTGCTCCTATGCCCGTGAGAACAATGGGGCGTACTGGTTTAGCTGGCATACCAAGTATTCTCGTCTATGGTTCGACCATCGTCCTGTGCTATTGCATCGCTAAGAGCCTGAGCAAACCTTTGACCACCAAGATCACTGGTTGTTCCTCCGTCCTCTCCCCGCTCATTAAGAGCTAAGTAGTAAGCTCCAAGAGTTATTAAGTTTTCAGGAACAGTAAAAGTATCTGCTGCAAGGGTACGATCAGTCTGTGGAATTACAACGTTTACTTTAATATCAAAAGTTCCATCAGGAGTAGGCCAGAAATGAATGTCGTTGCCTTTTAATCTGTAATAGGTAGGACTTGCATTTTGAGTAGTACCTACGTAGGTATAATTGAGAAACACATTATCGCTTATTTGCTTTAGAATGCTATCGTTAGTGTTGTCTATAACCTGAAGAATTCTTGATCCGCTATTAACATTAGGAATTGTATAAGAAGATGTACCTGATGAAGTAGTTACAGTTTCGATAGATCGAAGTGCAGTCCAGTTCCAAGCATCTTCTACAAGGTCTTTAGCTTCGTTTACAAACTCTCCTATGAGTTTCTGATAACTATCTACTTCGGAAGCATCAGCAATAGGACCAACCCAATCGGCACCCAAAGTGTCCTCTCTGAGTCGTGTTAGTACTTTATCTATAACAGTTCTATAACTCATTTACTGATTTCCCCTATGCTCTCTAAGCGCTTACAGTGGCGCTCTGTGCGATTCTTTGTTTGCCGGTACAGGTTACTATTCCTAAGCTGCTTTGCCGCCTCCTGCCAATCCTCAGCTCTGACAGCAGCATGATGTAATTTAAACTTTTGATACCTTGGAAGTCCAAGTTGAAAACAGAGGCTGGCAATTACAATCTTTGCTGGCTCTGGAAGACTATTGAAATTAGAATGAAGTTGCTTAGCGTCTTTCAGTGCAATGTCTACATCTTGATTATACAGTTGAGTTACCCTTGCTTTACTAATCTCTGTTCCAACAGGCCAGTCGTATTCTGGCTCTGTCTTTAAAACTAAATGACCAATACCACAAGTACGATTACAAAGATGATCATTATAAGTTTTGTAGACAACACCCTCGTCCTGCTCTAGTACCTCTCTCAAGTTTTCTTCAAATACCATTTGCTCGCCAAACATCATTTGCTAACCTGCTTAAGTTTTTCTACGGTTCTTAACCCTCCAAGTCCGAGAAGTCCCATTAGCACAGGCATCATCTGAGTCATATCTAGCGTAGGAAGTTCGACTAAATGTCCTGTCTGTGCCAATACAAACGATGCAATTGGAAACACAATAAAGTTAAGACCCATTGCACCCCCGCACATCCAGCCGATAGCCGGACGCCATCCACTTACAAACACAGAACGGCTTGCCGCTTCAACTTTGTTTATCTCTAGCTGAGCAAGGTCGATCTTTGCGAGGTGGGCGGTAAGCTGCGCTTCAATCTCACGCTCTGCTGCTGCACGTTTTTCCTTGTCTTCAGGAAGGAACCTTCCGGCTACTTCCATAACTGATGGCAGTACGGCTGATATTAATCCAATCATTCTGCTTTCCTTATGTCGCTGACAGGCACATGTTTTCCATTATGTATGTGTAGCTGGTGATCCATTTCTTTCCGTAGCTGTTCACAATCTCGTATGAGAGTCGCCATCGTCATGTGGTCTCGACGTAGGTTCTCCGGTGATGACATCTGGGACAATATGTTGATCCGCTGCTCTTGCTTTTCTGTGCCTGTGTCGAGTGAGTCGATGCGTCGATCCATGCCGCGAAGGCGCTTTTCCATGTCGGCTACAGCCTCAAGGATTACCTTGATCTGCATCTTGCCTACGGCTGCTGCGCCAGCCACGGAGAACAGGATGCCGCCCAAGGTTATGACTAAGCGAAGATCAATCGCTCCTTCCATACCGCACCTTTTCTGCCGCAGGACTTGGCTCAACAAACGTCCAGCTTTCCCCCATCATTATAATACAAACTGCCCCGTTTAGTTCCGGTGGGGACAGGGTGAGCATCCAGTAACCCTCCGATGAGATGGACAGTTTCACC